GCCAAAATCAAAGTAGGCAGCAAAATGGTAGGTGCCTGTGCCAAGACGAAATATCCGCCGCTGATATGGGAATCGGTCAAATTGCTGGCGAAGCTGATTTTCGGTGAGTGGGGCTGGCTGCAGCAGCGATGGGCCAGGAGGGGCAAGCGATGAACAAGCGGCATCCGCATAAGCGGGCGATACCGGCTGACGAGCGGAAGAGGCTCAGGTTAGCAGGTCTGGCTTGGTGGATAAACGAGCGGGTGCTGCGGCGCGAGAATCGATACCGCGCCATGAAGGATAGATGGCGCACGTGGCGGCTGGATAAGGCGTTGCGAGCTCAGAAGCGCGCCAAGATGAAGTGGCAGAAATTGAGTCGGTTGACTGGCGTGCCTGGAAGACGAGGCTGGGCATGGTGGAAGCGGTTGTGGGCGTGGATAAAAGTTAAGATTGGTGGATATGGGATGAAATATCGCCATGATGGAACTCGAGGGGATTAAAGCTGCGGCACTTGTCTGGGCCGTTCTTTTGATGATTATTTTACTACTGTACGGTATCACAAAAAGGAGGTAGCAGATGGCAAAGAAAGCTGGAAAGACCAAAGTGACTCCGGGGCAGAAGGTGCGGGGTAAGAAAGGCGAACCCAAGAGAATAAGCGGCATCTGCCCGATATGTGGCGAAAGCGGTTTGCTAGGCCAACCATGTCTGCGGAAGCGCTGCTATGGGAGTTATGAATAGGCTAGATGTCTAAGAAGCGGGTGCCTGGCAGGAAAAGGCCGGTGCGCTATCGGCGGATTGAGCTATTCCAACGATGCCCCTGTGGTGGCACGACAGACCTTGACAGTATACGCATGGAGTTATTTTGTCATAGCTGTGATATGCGTTGGACACTCAAGGGTGAGCCTATAGGAATTAGATGCCGAGGACCTGTCCGTGTTTAACGCTGCACTGGTGAACGAGAGTGCTATTACAGAAATTGGGAGGACTGTTTAACAATGCCGTTACCGAAAGAGGGTCCTGATTGGGACGCCTTAGTAAAGAGATGGTCAGAAACCGAGAGTCCCGTAGAACGGGAAGAACTAGGTAAGCAATATGGATACTCAAGTGTGGCCAGTTTTGATAAACGCTTTCAGGAAAGGGGCATCGGTAGGCCAAAGTTGGAGGTAGGCGCTCCTACGCCTGTGAACGAGGCGCAGCCAGAACGGAATCCCGTCGTGAATCTTCCACCAGTCAACCTTCTACGATTCAAGGCAAGAAGGGCAAAGAGGAAGGGAGATGAAGAGATAGCCATACTTCATGCTTCGGACGGTCATGCCGACAAAATAACACAATCATACAACAAGGATATTTACAAAGACCGAATGGGAAAGATGTTTGAGGCGGCTATGACTATCGTGAATCTTCACCGCAACATTTACCCTATCCGAAAGCTCGTAATTTTGAACACCGGTGATAACATTCAGGGCGAAAATCCTCATCAGGGTTCAAAAGCTGGGGAAATATCTATGGGTGTTCGAGACCAAGTGGAAAAACTTGCTGCCCCTATGTGGAATGATGTCATCGGTTCCTTTGGGCAAAACTTTGCTGAGGTAGAATTTCATGGCGTTCCTGGCAATCACGGTTATGACCAATTATCAGCCGAAACATCCAGATACGACCTCGTGCTCTATGATGTTCTGAACGCAGGTATAGGTAAGCACAAGGGCATTCAGATAAATGTCCATGAAGACTGGTATGCTCTTGTGCGCCTTTGGGACTTCTTGTTTTTCCTATTTCACGGTGATGGTATTCCCTGCCAACAGGGAGTGCCCTTTTTCGCCCTAGATAAGAAGCTAAAGTCTTGGTATATGCAATTCGGTCCATTCAATTATGCCTGTGGCGGTCATTTTCACAAGCGACACAATGACGAGATAAGTTCAAAACTGGAATACCTAATGGCGGCATCACTTACCTCTGATGATGCTTGGGTACAGAAGAAGTTGGGAATTTCGTCAAACCCATCACAGAATATGTATGGCCTACATCCGGAGCAGGGAATTACATGGAGATATGCACTACAGGTAGACCCGAAGTTTCTACCCGATAAATTCCCAGCACCAGAATCAAAAGTTGAATTGGAGGAGGTTTAAGATGACGCATTACATAGTGGGGCTAATAGGGATGTGGCTTTTTGCAGATGGCATCGCCTCGCTGTGGACATACACTACAACTAGGTCTAGTGGGCAGACATGGCTGCGTGACCATTCACTACGGATATTTCGTAGCTTGTGCGGGATAGCACTAATGGTCATAGGTGGCTGGATGTTGGGGTTTGAGTGAGTCGAAACACAACATCTTGTGTTTTTGGAAATCCCGTGCTAGATTGTTGGATAGGAGGTTTTGATGAAGACGATAAGCTTAGAGGAATTCGCCAAGCTGACACCGAGGCAAATCATCGAGCGCATACCGTTCCTGCTCGTTGATAACGAGGGGAAGGCGATCGCCCAGGTGAGCAAAGCACAGCCTCAATGGTAGAAGCGATACAAAGGAGGTAGCAGATGGCAAAGGAAACTGAGAAGACCAACGTGAGCCCGAAACCGACGATCGGGACCTGTCCGATATGTGGCAGCACAGGAACTGTGGGGCAGCCGTGTCCCGGTCCTCGATGCCCTGGTGTCTATCAGTAAAACAGTGCGGCGGTAGAGTAATGGTAACTCGCCAGTTTCATACGCTGGAGATTGCGGGTTCGACTCCCGCCCCCGCTCCCAGGAGTTAAATGACAACCGAGACCGAACAAAGGTTGAGCATCGGCCAGCAGCAGGATGAGTTCAATCACTGCATGGTTGACCCTATTTATTGGTTCCGCTATGTCAAGATAAAGGACTTCACGACTGAGCATGTGATTCCCTTCGAGATGTGGGACCACCTGAAGCTGCTTTTGTTGTTGCTGCGAGATTATAAACAAATCGCTGCGCTGAAGGCCAAACAGATAGGCTTTAGTTGGACTCTCGGTGGCTATGCTCTCTGGAAGTGCTATAGGACGGCCAATGTGGTGTTGCTGTCGGCTGGGGAAAAAGAAGCTGCGAAATTGGTCGGCAAGAGTTGGTTTATCAATTCGCAATTGCCGCGCTTTTTACAATTAAAGCTCGGCCATGGCAAGGATGGACCTTCTGAACTCCTAACCTTCCCTGACACTCTGAGTGAGATTGCGGCCTACCCGTCTACAGAGAAGGCCGCTGTGGGCGAAACTGCCAGCCTTGTTATCCGGGATGAACTTGAATTTCACGATTATGCCGAGGCGAATTTCGCCAATGTCAAGCCGACTGTTGATGCCGGCGCCCAGATTGTCGATCTCTCAACGTCCAGGCGAGCCTACCCCAATAGCCATTTCAAGGGAATCTACAAGCGGGCCAAAGCTGGGGAGAATAACTATTACCCGGTTTTCCTGCCCTGGTATGTTCGTCCAGATAGGGATTGGGAATGGTACTATCGCACCAAAAGGGACTATTACCCTGCTTGGCTCTTCGAGCAAGACTATCCGACAACTGAGGAAGAGGCTCTATCTAGTATCGAGGGCCTGGGATTATTTGAGGCTGCCAGGATCGAGGCACTGTTGCACGGTGTTGGGGAACCGCTAAGAACGCCATCCGCAGGTTGCTATATCTTTCACCCCTTCAAGCCGGAGTGCCGGTATTATGCCGGCGGTGATGGTGCTGAGGGTCGTGGTGGCGATTACAGCGTTATCTGGATTGAAGGTACTGATGGCGTGCATCGGTGGTTGGCGGCTGTGTTGCACAGTAATATGATGACCCCGGATATTTTTGCTACCCATGCCTACGATTTACTTATCGCCTACGGGCGGCCATTGCTGGTCTGTGGTGCTGATGCCTGGGGGATTATGATTTTGAAGGTACTAGCTAAGTTGGGATATGCGGACAGGATCTACTGCACAGATGAGAACGGTGACAAGCTGGGCTACGTGGAGAATAAGGACAACAAGCAACAAAATCTAATGGACTTCGCCCTAGCTATCAGGGATGGCTTGACCGTGGAGTATAAGCCTGCCGTTGAGGAAATGTTCGGCTTCAACTTGGAGAATGGGAAGTATGAATCGTGCAATCCACACGATGACCTTGTTATAGCTGGAGCGAAAGCCACTGTCGCGCGCGGGTTAATACCGACAGACGAATACATACTCTCCGACCACTGGTATTCAGGCGACCATAAGGAGTAATGCTATGGCAGAGATTGATCCGTTAGTGAGATTGAAGAAACGCAAAGAGAAGTTGGACTCTTGGCACAAGCGCCAAGATGAGGACATGGGGAAGTATTTACTCGAAAGCTTTGTCTGGAGGGATAAGGCGGGCAAGGAAATCCCAGATGTAGAGAACGTGACGATGAATGACCCCGGGACTTTTGCCGATAGGGTTGTTACCATTCTGGGCACAGGGAAAAGATATTTAGACATAGAGTGTGGCACACAGGTAGAGGCAGATGCGACCAGAGCCGAGGCTTTCATAAACTTTTGCCTTGACCGTAATGAGGAACACCTTCTTGAGCAGCAGGTTTTCCCACTAGAGGAATCTCAGGATTGGCAGACTACGCATCGTGGTGCGGCTTGTGGGCGTGTGCTTCTCTTGAGAGAGGGGAACAAATACAAGGTTGATATTAAGCCTATAGATCCCCGGAGTGTAGTTTGGATTCCTGGTAAAAATGGCTCAGTTCTTACGGGCATCTTCGGCAAGATGACAAAGGATGCCATCTTTGAGGAATACGGTTTAACCGTTACCGATGAGGAGCCTGAAGTCTGGGAGATTTGGAGTCCCACGCAGCAATTTATCTATATTGCCGACAAGTTGGAGCGTACTGTAACGCACAACCTCGGGATGAACCCCGTCTTCATGGTACTCTGCCCGACAAGTCCTGTCATAGCGGGTAGGGACGATGCGGTTAAGCATCAGGGTGAGAGTGTCTTTGCGAAGGTTAGGCATCTCTATGATGTCCTGAACAAAGCGGCAACGCAATGGTTTACTCAGAATGCGATGGGCATTTTACCTGGGATGCAGGTTATCACGAAAGACGGGCGGAAGATGAAGACTTCGCCATTCGGTATTATGGCCTTGACCTATCTCAGAGTAGGCGAGCAAATCAAGGCGATGCCGATTACGGATGTGAGTGTATCGCATCAAGCATTCTTTGGGCAGATCATGGTGAGAATCCAGAGGGCTACCATGACCAACATCGACTACGGTGAGTTGAGTTTTGAGCTTTCGGCACTGGCTATCAAGGAACTTGAGGCCAAAAATGACCCGATATTGATTCCACGCTTGAAGGCTAAGAGGATGCTGATGCGGATGATTGGGGATGCACTGATAAAGCAGTTCGTCAGTGGCGGCTACAAGACAAACCTTGGCGGGTTTGGCTACGAGATACCCTTTAAGCCAGGAGACTTCAAGGGCAAGCGATTCACGATTCACGTAGATTACGTGGCCACCAGTACGCAAGAGAGTATTGCGGATGCGACAATCGCCGCTAACTGGAAGGCGCTGGGTATGCCAGAGGAGTGGATTTGGGAGAACGTACTTCACATCGAGGATGTTGATAGCCTACGTGATATGCGGGATAGGGAGAGAGTGGGTGATGAATGTATGGCTGTTAGATTTTATCGCTATGGCAGGAAGCTTTGGGAATCAGGTAAGCCAGAAGATAAGATGGAAGCCCAGTTGGTGTTGGAAGAGATTGGCTTGTCGCTTGATGTTCTTGGGGGCAATCAGGAAAAGGGTGCTGGGGCGCGGAAGCAGCCACCGAGTCAGCCAAAACTAACTTTGGGTGTAAAGCAGACTCCGTTGGTTGGTGGCGGAAAAGCTATACCAGAGGAAAAGATAGCGGCTGAACAGCAACGGCGCGAGGGTATTATGCCAGCAAAGCGAGGTAAGGAATAATGGCTTCATTCATTGATGCAACAGGATGGCCACGGAGTGATGAAGAGCTCCAAGAGGCAATCACTGCTGTCAAGACAATTATGGTTAAACATTCTACGGTATTGCCCTTTTTCACTGTACATGCACTTCTTATTTTGGACTGTCTAAGAGAACTACAGCAACTTAGGCAAGCCGTTGCTAGGGCAAAGCGAGGTAAGGAATAATGGATAAGCAAACATCAGAGACATGGGATGATAAAGTTCGTGAGATGCTGAATGCGCGTAGGGGCATAGTAGCCCCCCCGCCGAATCGCCTGCCGCGATTGCTGGCGTTCCTGGGCAGGCGCCGGGCCGGGGTAGCTACTCCCGAGCCGGTATCAGAGCCAACGCCTGAGAAAAAGAAGCAGTATCCGTTCATAGGATTGCCTGTCAAATAGCCTGAGATTGAATGATGGCTGACAAATATCCATTCGCCAAGTACGCAAAGGGCAAGATAGATAATCCTTCGACTCAAGAGCTCCAGGATTATGGGTTCAAGTGGCTTGATGGCAAGTGGGTTCGCGGTGACCAGATATGGACTGGTGGTGCTATAGAGCCGCTGCCAATGCCGGAAACGGCGCCGGTGGTTGCATCAGAAGCGCAAAAGCTTGCTCCGGAGGTCATTGCTGAAAAGCCTACAGGCGGTGGATTACTTGAGGCAACGAGGGAGGAAGTTGCGGCACTCTTTAAGGCGGTAGAGCCAACTCCTGCGCCCAGGCTGACCGAGGATGAAATACCTGAAGGTTGGGCTGTAGATGAACTAGGGAATATGACTACAGCCGACGGTTGGATGATTTCGCCTGAAGGAACTTACACAGATCCGGAGGGTAAGACTTACACCGAGGCGCAGATTAGGCAATCCGAGCAATTGCTTGATGGGATAGCAAATCTATTCCCTGAGCATGATGTAGCGGAGCTGGTGAGTTGGGCTGAGGAAGATCCCGAGACATTCATTAAGGCATTCCAGGATAGGGGCGACTCTGTTGAGGCCCGGGCGTTATTGAAGCGCATGGGTGTGGCTCAGGAAGATATAGATGAGGTTATCTACCCGGAGCGCAAATGGTATGAAGGTATAGTCGAGAAGGTTCCCGAGGGTGTATGGACAGGTTTGGAGAAGGCTGGCTCCTGGATCGACCATAATATAACGGTGCCGTGGAGTGTGTTGATGACCGGCAGTATTCTGGGTGTGTCGACCATACTTGGTGGTAAGGACCAGGATGACATTGAATATGAAACGAAGGTGCGGGCTCTGATGGATGAGCGTGGTATGTTAGGCGCCCTCTATTCTGATGAGATGGAGGAGCTCTACCACAACTGGCAAGCACCTCTGTGGGGCTTGAAAGGGGCTACTGAGATTCTTAACCCTGTGTGGTTTATCCCGATTGGTGGAGCAGCTGGCTTGATTTCCAGAATGACCACCAAGATACCCGTGTTGGGTAAATTGACATTGTGGACTGCGCGGGGGGTGCAGGCTACAGAAAAGGCAGTAGCCTATCCGATTGCCAAGCCAGCCGAACTAATTGCCAAGAAGATTTTTACCAAGAATGTGCCTACGAACTGGCTGACCGAGTTGCCGGAGCACCAGGCTTTCAAGGCCGAATGCTTCAAGCAGGATGCTTTCAGGAAGGCGGCACAGCGTCTTGCTGAGATTCCGGGTGCAAAGAAAATCCTGGAGCCGCTTGTCGGCAAGTCTGCCTTTGTTCGAGAAGAGATAGGCAAAGAAGTCTTGATGAAGTATCACTATCTAGAGATGGGCAGGGTAGATAAGGCCACCAAGATGGCCCTGATGCGGCAGTATGGCACTACGGCGAAGATTCTTCACGCAGGCGAAGATGCGATGTGTAGCCCGAAGTGGGTCAGGCCGAAACCTGGTTTTGAAGGGGCCAGTCTAGCGCTGGGAGATGTCGTTACGGCGCCAGAGAAGTATATCTTCCGGCACAAGTATGGTTACGATTATTGTAAAGCAGCGCAGCAAGTCACGGCGGATATGCGCGAGATACTCGCCAAGGAAGCGGTTGAAATCATTGACATACCAATGGGCGAATTTGAAGAGTACGTGCATTGGGTATGTACCGGCAAGAAACTGCCGGATGGGACGATTGAGATGGCCAGAAAGGGTATCGGAGGCCGCATTGGTGCTAAGCAGTCGTTCCAAAAACACCGAGCCTTCGAGCACATGCTTGATGGTATCAAGGCCGGCTATAAGTACAGCAATAACCTTGAGGATTACGTGGGCAGCTATATTGACGGTGCCTGGAAACTGGTAGCTGACAACAGGCTGAAGTTGGGTGTGGATGACATAGTTGCTCGCATGGTCGACGTGAGAGACGTCTTGCCGACTGAACCATTGGCACGACTTTGGCGTGTATATCCCGAGCAGGCTGCGGCCTGGCGTTTGAGACCTATCACAGCACGTCTTGGAATGCCAGCTACGGTCAGGGAACGTATGGCTGATGTAGGTTATGCGCTTTCGGCTGTCAAGAGAGCATCTCGGGGAGAGGTACTTCCTGGAGCGGTCCGGGCAGCTCTGGCAAGGCGCAGTCCTCAACTGGCGGCGCAGCTCGAGGGGGCGATGGCAATTAGAGTCGGGAACCTTGACCGGATCTTGGCTGCTTTTGGTAAAGACGTTTGGGACGCACTCAAGACAACGCCTGGTGAATTCAAGGCCAGGCTGCTGGCTGTTCGGAAAGGTGCAGGGCTGACCAAGTATAAGACGGCGCCGATCCGGGTGTCTGAGATTAACGCGGCATTGCGAGGCATGGCAGTGGATGAGAGGATGAAGTTTAATCTCATTAAGCGTATTTGGAGAGATGGTTATGCGGCAGAGAAAGCAGAGTGGAGCAAGGCGTTCAAGTCTTTGATTGCTGAAACTGAACGCCAGATGAAGTCACTGAAACCAGACTGGTGGGCGGCCAAGGAAGCTAGGAAAGTCGCAATGGAGCGGGTGAGCAAGCCAATTCTCGGTCGGACTGAAGCCACAGTGCAGCATCCGGCCTTTAGCGGGCGGGTATATCCGGCTGATATAGCGGAAAAGCTAAATGCGACTATCGCTGATGATACGGCGAAGTGGGGTATGAGAAAAGTTGCCGATGTTAGTGGTGTGCTAAGGAGTTTCAAAGCTTCTCTCGACCTGTCGGCTGGCCGCATTCAGGGTTTATGGACGGCATTTCACCACCCTATCGTTTACGGTAAGGCAGAGGCTCAGTCCTGGAAGGCATTTGCCAATCCTGAGTCATACCAAAGGTGGATTGCGGAACCGAAGAATATACAGGCGATTCAACAAGCGCGAGCTTACGGCGTTTACTTTGGCGGGTTTGAGTATTTTGAGTCGGTGGCGGGCATGGTCAAGTTCTTTGACCGGTGGGCTTTCACCAAGCCTATTTCATGGAGTCTGCGGCAGACAATAGGCCGTGGCGAAGCCGCATTCGGTATGTGGGGTGATGTGGCCAGGAAGGAAATGTGGGAGGCTTTCGGCCCACGCTACATTGCTCAAGGGAAAAGTTTTGAGTATGCCAGGGTGATCAATAGGATGACCGGTGTAATGTCCACAGCCGAGCTTGGCCTGGGTGCAAGTCAGAGGGCAGTGGAACAAGCATTCGTGTTCTTTGCTCCGCGTTACAAACGTGCCGGTTTTGCGTTCATGGCCGATATTTTCAAGGGTGGGCTGACAGGTTCTGAGGCTCGCAAGGCCTTGGGCAAATTCCTCACCGGCGGTACGGCTTTATATTATGGGGCTTGTCAGGCATTGGGGCAGCCGGCTTATCTGACCCCATATTTTCCCGAGGCGTGGCAGGATAGCGAATTTGCAGAGTGGGCGCACGAGCATGGCATAGAACTTGAAACGGCAGGTAAGAAGTATCTGTCGATGAACATTGGTGGTCGCTGGATTGGCATAGGCGGCTTTGCTTATGGATTCCTGCGGTTGATGGCCGATATAACCGAACTCATTGTGGAGGAAGCGAAAGACCCCGACAAAATCTATTTCACAGCAGATAGAATCCGAAACCGATGGAACAACCCGTTTCTAAAGTATCTCTATACTGGCTCCGCGCCATTGCTCAATGTCTTGGCAGAGATAGTAATTCCAACCTTCAGGCGCGCGACCGCCGAGGAAGGCTGGGATGCTTCGGCAATTACGGCAGCCGACTATCTGGGCTATCCAGTCGAGACAGCAGAGGAATATGCGGCCTATGCCGGAGAGCTGTTCACACCGATTGCGTTCTCCGATACGTTTTGGGACAAGAGTGGCACCCCCCAGACGCCTCTGGGCTTTCTAGGAGAAATACTTGGTTTCCGGGGCTCGCCGCAGACTAGATGGGAGAGCTTTCATGTTCCGGTTCAGGAGATACTGAACACGGAGGGCATTCCTGATATGTCTGAGGAGCAAAGGCAGAAGGCGGCTACGGGTGACTTGGCATGGGAAGATCTGAATAGATGGCAGAAAGAGGATTTCCTGATAAGGCACCCCGAACTCAACGAGCTTTATGAGGAAGCTGCGGTCGACAGTGCGACTCGTGGCTCTACCAACGAGAGGTCTTTGGAACGGGCGATTCTTAACCTGAGAGAGACTTTGAAGGAAGATGAGGCGAATATCTGGAAGATGGTTCAATCTGGTGAGATAACCACCTATGAAGCAGGCGAGAAGTTGTCTGAGGCTAAGGATAGGTATGGTGGTGGTTGGGATGTGCTCAGAGATGATCCGCGCTTTGCGAAGATCTTTGAAAGCTGGGATGATGCCCAAGCTGAGAAGTTAGAAGACGCGGAGCTTTTCGACATTTGCTACTACGAGTATAAGCAGCTATGGGCTGACTTACCGAAGGATAAGTACGGCGTGGACCCGGACTGGGACAAGGTGGAAGAGCTTGAGAATGAGATGTTTGCCAAATATCCCGATAGCTTCAGGGATAAGGTTTACTTCTGCCTCGAGCAGAACAAGAACGAGGAGGGGAAATGGGCAATTCGCCGATGGAAGGATACCAAGGCGCTTGAGGCTTATTGGGATTTACCGAAGAAACCTGTCTATCAGCTTGACGAGGAGGATGTGCCGAGTGAATACAAGGCACTATGGACTCAGTACCAGGCACTTCAAAGT